GATAGGGATCGCCCGGCTCCCCGCACCGCAGCAGCAGCCCACCGCCAGGCGCAGCGTGGATACACTGATCGGCCGCCCACTCGGCCAGGCCGAATCCCAGCCCCCAGAGCCCGCCGCGCACGATTCCGGCGGCGATGGCGCGGCCTGCACCTGGACCAGGACGCCACGTAATCGGGCGCGTGACGGTGCGCCCGTTTCCGATATTGATCGTTGCCGATCCGCCAGGGATGCGCCCCGTGCCGGGCACCGGGGACGTGGGCCGGAACGTGGTCCCGCCACCAGGACGAATCGTCGTTCCAGGCGGTGGCGACGGCTCACGGTAAAACGCCGACGCAGGCAGCGCGACGACCAGGAGCGCGCCGGCCAGGATCAATCGCTTAGCAAAATCCATGCTGCCCCCAGCACGGCCGCGGCCGCTGCAATACCGTAGATGGTGATCATTAGGAACCTCACTGGTTGATGGCCCGCACGGCGAGCCGGACGCCGTATGCAACGGCCCAAGCGCCGACGACGGCCCAGGACAGGGCGAGCGCGTCGGGCGTGTCGATTAGCTGGCACTGCGCGCCCAGGTACGGGACCTGGAGCGTGGACGTGCCGGCCGCGCTGGTCAGCGTGTAATGGAGCACGCCGCCCTGGTAGCCGGCGAACGTGACGCCGACGGGACCGGACGGGCCGGCCAGGATCAGGCCGTTAGAGTGTGCGCCGGCGTAGGCTGCCGCCTGGTCGACGGTCTCGAAACACTGGCCGTGCTGCTGGAATGCCATGGCTGCGGTCTCCGAAAACGAAAACGGCCGAGTTTCCCCGGCCGCCTGCCTCAATCGCCGGCCGTGCTCACAGAGCGCGACGAGCGAGCTTCAGCGCATAGATGGTGACGATGGCGGCCAGAATGGCACCGCCGATAGTCAGCGCATCGGCTTGCGCCGTGCTGATTGCCTGCGTAACGGCCTGGGGCACCTCGGCGTGAGCCGCTGCACCAAACACGGTCAGGACGCTGGCCAGTACGAGTTTGAACATGGGATTTCTCCGGTTCGGGTCACGCACAAAAAAAGAGCCGCCAGGCGCGTGACCTCTGGCGGCTCGGGTAATCATTGTTTCGCTGCCTGGAGCGGCCGGAAATTGAACCGCGCGCTCAGCTCGCACTCGAAATTAACGAACACGTCCGGAACGAGTTCGTACCGCCCTGGGCGGATATCCGGATGTTCCCGGTGCAGCACGGTTTTAAACACGGCGCCATCGTCTCCGAACCCCTGCACGACGCGCAGTTCCATTTTCTGGCCGGATTTCGTGGTGATCGGTTTGGTTTGGGCGCTCACAATCTGGACGTTCATTTTGTGCCTCGTGTCGGCGTCGGTTCGTGGGTTTTGCGGCTGCGCATAATGGTTATTATGTCAAATTATGGATTTCACCAGAACTTCATGGGCATGATCACCGGCCTGCTCCCTGTTTCGTCTGGCGAGGCAATCGGGATCTTCCCGGGTGTCCGAAAGGTGCGACATCGGCGTTGAGCACCCTGCGGCCTCTTCGTGTACCGTACGGGCCGCGCGGAATTTCAGAATTCCGATCTTTTCTCAGGAGAACCCAAGATGACATTCCCGATCCAGCGCATGACCCTGGCCGTGCTGGCCACGCTGTCGATCTCTGCCTGTGCCCATGAGCATGGCGCCCATGATCACGAGCACGGCGCTGCGGCTGCGACCGAAGGCACGCAGCGTGCCACAGAAGCCGTGGCGAATCTGCAGCCCACCGTGGGCTCGCCGACCCAGGGCACGATCCGTTTCGTGCATGAGGGTGACCAGATTCGCATCCAGGGCGAAGTGGCCGGCCTGGAGCCCAACAGCGACCATGGCTTCCATGTGCATGAGAAAGGCGATTGCAGCGCGCCGGACGCCACCAGCGCGGGCGGCCATTTCCATCTGCCGGGCCAGAAGCACGGCGATCCGGCCCGGGATGATGATCACCATCATGCCGGCGATCTGGGCAACATCCATGCCGGTGCCGATGGCGTGGCCAAGGTGGACCTGGTGCTGCCGCAGAAGCAGCTGACGCTGGGTGACGGGCCGCAGAACATTCTGGGCCGAGGCCTGATCGTCCACAAGGGCAAGGACGACCTGCACAGCCAGCCGACCGGTGATGCCGGCGGCCGGGCTGCCTGCGCCGTGATCAAGGCCGTGCGCTGAACACGGACCTCTGAAAACGGAACCGGTTGCCGCGCGGGTTCCTGCGTGGCAACCGGGAATCGGACGGACGCTGCGGACGGATGCGACTGTCAGGCCGCCTGCAGCGCGTCGATGGCAGCGGCCACCGATGCCGTCTTGCGAATGACGCGCACCTGCTTGCTGGCCATCAGCTCATGCAGTTCGCGGCGATTGACGGTCCAGTGCTCGCGCGGATAGCGCGAGAAGATGAAGACCGTGGCCGAGGGGCTGACCCAGCCCAGCTTGTAGCGCCGGATCTCGCCTTCGTGGTCGCGCTCGATCTCGTCGCCGTTCTTCAGGCCGGCACGGGTGATCTCGTCCCAGGCCTGATCGTAGTCGTCGGCATTGGCGGCGTTCTTTCCAGCCGTCTGCTGGGCGGGTGCCGGCTGTTTGGCCGAATTCTTGGCCAGAGCGGCGAGGGCGGACATGCCCTGCCCGTTTGGCGCCTGCGCGCCCTGACCTGCCGGCATGCCCTGCCCGGCTCCGCCCCCGGCCGCGGGAGCGGTCACCGGTTC